TTGGTGGGCAAGTTCATTATCCGCAGAAGTTGAAAGACTGGCCGGAATACAAGGTAGGGCGATTCCAGCATTAGAAGCAGAAGCCAAGCAATGTGGTCTTGAGATACATAACCTTAAAAAACTCGTTTCTGATCAGGCTAAGATTGAAGAGGCTATTAAAGGTCTTGATGTGATGCGCTTTCAAGTAGAGCAGATCAGCGAAGAACTTGAAAGAATTAGAGAAACAAACGCAGACATAGCAAACCAGCATGGCAGGTTGTTTGATGTGCTAAGAAACCAAGGTACGGCTGGCCCCATGCAACAGAACAGCAAAGGTAGTTACGGCTATGGATACGACTGATGAGCGATGCGATTGATGTAAGCGACCGAACTAAATTCGCTATGCCTATTCGCAACCTGATCTCACTGATTGCGTCTGTTGCGGTAGGTGTCTGGGCTTACTTCGGGATTATTGAAAGGCTAAATACCATTGAGACAAATTACATTCTCATGCAAGCCGATGTCTCAGAGAACACAATTTTCAGTCGTGAATGGCCTCGCGGAAATTTAGGCAGTCTACCCGCCGATTCAGAGCAATTCATGTTGATAGAACATCTTTCTGGGGAGTTCGACAAACTTCTGCAGAATATTGAAACGGGTAAAGCCCCTTTTGATCAACAGCAAGCACTCACCTTAGACTTCTACAGACAGAGGATAGAAACTCTTGAGGGTAAGGTGGAGACACTAAAGGATAACGTAGCAGAGTTGAAGGCACACAATGGTAATTAAAACAATGTTCGTTCTTATGCTATTCCTTAATGGCAACGTCATAGAGTTCATGGGTCACCATGAGAAAGATGGGGAATGGGTAGAAATGGGGGTGCCGGGATGTCTTGCCATGAAAAGGACACTTTCTCGGAACGGATGGAAAGATAACGCTGACACGGACACAAGATATGCTTGTGAAAAACACAAGGTGGCAGTGGAAAATAACTGGGAAGGCAGAGAAGTTGTCAGGAAGATACTCGATTGAGTTGTGATTGCAGAGATTGTTTAGCGGCGAATTGCGACTGCACTAATGTTTGCGGTGAATGCTTATCTTGCGATGAGTGTTTATGCGACAAATGCGGTACGCCACCGGGAGGAAATGATGCCGAAAGTGGGTAGAAGGAAGTTCGCTTATACGAAAACCGGCAAGAAAGCCGCTAAAGCATATGCGAAGAAATCTGGAAAGAAAGTGAAAAAGGCGAAAGGATATTGACCTATAACGTCATAAAGGACACGCCCAATGGGTATGTTCTTTACAACCAGAACGATAAGTATGTGGGTAAATCCATAGAAGCATATGGAGAATATCAGTTAGAAGAAACCAAGTTTTTTAGTGGGTTTATCCAGAAAGGCGATATGGTGCTTGATATAGGTGCCAATATAGGCACCCACACGCTGTGGTTTTCCAAGAAGGTGGGCAAGAGGGGTCGTGTCCTCGCTTTTGAGCCGCAGAGGCTGTTATTTCAGACCTTATGCGCGAATATGGCGATCAATTCCATCACTAATACAGACTGCAAACAGATGGGTGTGGGTTCGTCTCAGAAGTTAATCGAGATTCCGGTCATTGATCCCACCAAGAAGACTAATTTCGGCGGAGTAGATATACGTGGACATACCTCTGGCGAGAAAGTAGCGATTTGCAAGCTGGATGATGTCGGTCTTAAACGATGCGATTTCATCAAGATAGATGTTGAAGGCATGGAACCAGAAGTCCTTATGGGTGGCCTGAACACGATAGCTAAATTACGTCCGTATATTTATATGGAAGTTGATCGTGAAGAAAATAATGAGTTGATTTCGCAGATTCTTCAAGAACTCAAATATGTCATAGAAGAACACAATCCAACATTGTATTCCCCGGACTATAAAAGCGATAACATTTTCGGGGAAATTTTTTCTAAGAACGCAATATGTATACCGGGGGAGAGATATGGCGGGCCTTATAAGGGCAAGAAAGTCAAGCGAGTACAAAACAATGGGCGGGAAGCCGCGCAATTACAAGCATGAATACAAGAAATTCCATTCTTCTCCTAAAGCAGTTGCAGAGAGAAGCTCAAGGAACAAGGCCAGAAGAAAGATGACCAAACTTGGGAAGGTGCGTAAAGGAGACGGAAGAGACGTACATCATTCAAATCGTCGCCCTACTGACAATCGAGCGTCAAATTTGAAAGCTATGGCTAAATCAAGAAATAGGGCTATGAAGTAGGGGATATATATGGCTGAACTAGAAGAGAAGGGAATAATCACAACGCCGGTTGACGAGATGGGTATGTTGAAGAAAGGCACCAATATGCTGATGAATACAATCAGTAAAGCATCACTCCCAATAGCCCAAAATGATGCAGTTCTTATGAATCAGAATCAGATTCAACTTACGGGAAAAGACCTGCCGCCTCATATAAAAGGTGGCGTAAATCTAAGTCCCAAAGGCGTGAATATAGGGTATCCAACACAACAGAAGGCCGTAGGTCAGGCAGAGGGTGAAGGGTTTGACGAGATGACCAAGGAATTCATCCAGATGCACAGGATTGGAAGCAAAATGGAAGATGACACTGAAAACGCCCTCAATATGATTGAAAAAATGCGTAAAGACACTGTTCGCAAGGCCGAGAAATAATGTATAGCGCAGATTTTTTTAGAAAGTATCGACAACTTCTTCAGGCAGACGAGCAAAGGAAGATCGCGTCTGGTGAAATTACTATTGCGACCGGTGGTCAACCTCTACAGGAAGGCGAGAAAAAAGGAATTGGAACCCGAATACCTCATTGGGCTAGAAGCCAGACACAAGATGTGCAGAGGATCGTATATGACGTTCTAACAGGTAAAGCCTATCCCAATCCAAACGAGGCAAGAAAATCCGGTGTGGTTAATTTCTCTTACCAAGTCCCATCAGGAATGAATGTGGACTGGACATGGTGGGATAAATTTAAGACACCAGAGCGTACTGTTGCGGCAGAAGTACCACTGACCGACATAGATGTTACTGCTGACTTCACACCTGCTACAGCAAAGGATTATCCATTACCTGATCCTGTTGATCTCTCGTCTAGTGGTTCTAGTGGAGATTCTGATAATTCTGATGATTCTGATAATTCTGATGATTCTGATGATTCTGATGATAATGAGGATGAACCAGTTGAAGAAAAAAAATATACGCCAGTCAAAGTAGCAAGTTTGTCCGAATGGACTGATCAGGCTACATATTTTGGTGGAAAATTAGAAGGTCAAAAAGTGGCTGAAGGTGGTGGCCCTTCAGCTAACCTAGAAAAATATTACAAAAATTATGTAAAGGAAATAAATAAAGCTAATCGTCAGGAAAAGGGCAACAAGGCCAGAGCGATAAACAGAATCCACAAACTTACAAAAACAACTACCAAGCGCGGGGATTAAATGAAGTGCGATGAGTTTATTGAACGCGCTAAAGAATACCTCCCAAAAGCCACTCTTGAAGAGTCGGGGGTTTTCTATAAGAACTTACTAGAGAAGAATTACGACAAGGAACTAATAGGTGAATTGGCAAAGATTGACCGGTGGTTCCTTCTTGTAATTATTCTCAACAGAAAGGATGCAGTCCATCCTTGGATTTACGACCGCTGTAGGGAAGTTGAATCCGAGTCTGAAGGCATTTTAGACCTTTGGGCCAGAGGGCATTACAAATCTACCCTGATTACTTATGCCGGGTCTATTCAGGAAATAATCAAGAACCCCAATATAACGATAGGCATATTTTCACATACAAGACCTATTGCAAAGGGCTTCCTGAAACAGATCAAACGTGAATTCGAGGTTAATGATTTTCTAAGGGAACTGTACCCTGATGTCTGTTACCAGAACCCGCGTCAAGATTCTCCACAGTGGGGTGAAGACGCCGGTATTATCGTAAAACGACGGTCTAATCCCAAAGAGGCCACAGTTGAGGCATGGGGATTGGTGGATGGTCAACCGATTTCTCGTCACTACGATTTAAGAATATATGACGATGTTGTTACCAGAGACTCTGTAAACACTCCTGACCAGATAGCCAAGATTACTGAGGCACTTGATCTTAGTCAAAACTTGGGCGGTGGTCAAAATAGGGAGTGGTACATAGGAACAAGGTATCACTACGCTGATACTTACAGAGAGTTAATAGAGCGAGGTACTAAGACAAGAATATACCCCGCTACAGACTCTGGAACACCAGATGGAAGCCCTGTTCTTCTTGAAGAAGAAGAGTGGGCAAAGAAAAAATCCTCGATGGGCCAGTATGTACTCGCCTGTCAAATGTTACAGAACCCTATTGCTGGTTCTGAACAAGTGTTCGATCCAGAATGGATTAGAAGAGTAGAAATCAGACCTAGAGTTCTGAATATATATATTCTTTGCGATCCAGCTCATTCTAAAAAGTCCACTTCTGACCGCACTGCAATAGCAGTTATTGGGGTCGATTCGGCGTTTAATAAGTACTTGTTGGATGGTGTGTGTCATCGCATGAACCTGAGAGAAAGGTGGCTCGCCTTAAACAAGTTGCGACGAAAGTGGTTACGGCAAACTGGTGTACAGTCTATTAAGGTCGGATATGAGAGATACGGTAAGGATTCTGATATCGAACATTTCAAAGAGATGATGAAGATTGAAAATCAATACTTCCCTATCGAGGAACTAGCATGGCCAAGGGAAGGGCCGGGTTCTAAACGGGATCGCGTACAACGACTACAGCCCGACTTTGAGAACTGGCGTTTCTTCTTGGCCCCTTCTTCTGACAATGTAACTAAGTTACAAAAGAAAGCATTTGAGTATGGGGATGCGTCTCTTATTGTAAGACCTATAAAAAATAAAGATGAGAACGGAAGGTTATACGATCTTACTCAAAAAATGATTGATAACGAATATAACCTTTTCCCCGCTGTCCATGTTGATATGTTGGATGCTATGTCTCGCATCTACGACATACAGGCATCTCCTCCAATGATTCTTTTTCAGGATGATTTGGAGCCTGACGCAATGCCAGCTTATTAGGAGAAATAATTGGATTCATTACCAGATAATTCAGAACTTACAGCAGTTGTGTTTCTTGCTAACTTTATTGATGCACCGCATGAGGAAATCGTAGAGTTAGATATTACTAAAGCATTAAGTCAACTACTGTCCCGTGTTGTTATAGACACGGTAGAACTAATGAACGATAGAGAAACTGCGAGGACATTGCACTAATGGTTAGAAAGGTAAAAACCCGCGAATACAACTGGCGAGAACTGGTTGATAAAACTGTTGGAAAGGAGCAACCAATTCCTGTTTATACCTTTTCTAAAGGTGGTGTCAAAGGAAAAACTTTTTACGAGAATCCCAACCGGCCTTATGGCCCAAAGAGGTAATAATGATGGAACAATTTAAGAAACTTGTTGATGAGGTGAGATCGAAGCCGTGGATATGGGGAGTAATTATCGTCATAATTGCACTTGGTGTATTTGGTTGAAATGAAAGTTCTTGTAGATGAACATAAACGGGGCATGATGCATGAAGCTACGATAACTTCATTAGTTAAAAACGTAGCGGATACACTATATAAGCATTACCCCGGACACTTATGGGCTGTTGGCCCTAGCAATGATTATTCAATGCTGGCGATATGGAATGAAGCTCTATCCAATAAGTATGGAATGTGGATAAGAGTTAATGATATTGACCCTGAATACAGAAATATCATGCGTTGGGCAGGTGAGTTACTTGAGCGGGCTAAAGTTACTAGAGGGGCCGCAAATGAGGACGAACTAGCATCCCTCGAAAGAGATTCTTTAGGCGAAGCGAAGTTCTATGGATAATGAAGTCCCAATCAATAAAGATACGCTAAAGTCACCGTGGCTTAGACTTGCTGAAGACGCTTACACTTCTTCAACTTCTTATTTAGATTCAAATTACAGAAGACAGTGGGAAAGGAATTTATCATTATTCCAATCCCAACATCCTTCTGGTTCTAAATACCATACGTCTCAGTATACGCATAGGTCACGACTTTTCCGTCCTAAAACTAGGTCAGCAATAAGAACTAATGAAGCCGCAGTAGCGGCGGCATTTTTTGCCACTGAAGATGTTGTATCTGTTTATCCTCAGAATGATTCTGACCCAGAACAAAGGGCATCCGCAATCATATTGAAGCATCTTCTTCAGTATAGATTAACGAAAACTATCCCTTGGTTTCAAACACTTGTAGCGGCCTATCAGGAAGCCTTGGTATTTGGTTCAGTTATTTCGCATCAATACTGGGACTATAAAGAACGGAAGAGCAAGAAAAAGGTTCCCATTAAAGATGCGGAAGGGAATGCTATTTTCAACGAAGATGGAACTGAAGCCGAAGAGTCTGAAGAGGCTGTGGATGTTATAAGCGATGCACCATCCATCAGGTTAGTTGCTTCTGAAAACTTTAGGATAGACCCTGCTTCTGATTGGAATGATCCTATAAATAGTTCTCCGTTCGTGATTGAAATAATTCCGATGTACCTACAAGATGTTATTGAAAGGATGTCGGAGATTGATCCAAAAACTGAAGAGCCTAAGTGGAAACGATTAACAACTGGCGAACTCATGGAGACGACCAAGAGAGCCGAGTTTGATTCCACACGGCAGACAAGACAGGGTAACAGACAAGACCCTATATCTGATAGGACAGAAGAAATATCTGACTATACGACTGTATTTATTCATAAGAATATCATCAGGAAGGATGGCAAAGACTGGTTGTTTTATACGGCTGGCACTAAGTACATGCTTACTGATCCAAAGCCTCTTTTGGATGTTTACCCTCATCTTAAAGAAAATGAACGCCCTTATGTTATGGGCGGTGCGGTTATCGAGGCACACAAGACTTATCCAAGTTCCTTGGTTGAACTTTCCCAAGACCTACAGACAGCCGCAAACGATATTACAAACCAGAGAACAGACAACGTACAACTTGTTCTCAACAAGCGTTACCACATTCGCAGAAGTGCCAATATAGATATACACGCCCTAAAGAGAAGCGTACCGGGCGGTTCTGTGATGATGGACGATCCTATGACGGATGTTCAGATCGTTAACACGCCAGATGTAACCGCCAGTTCTTATGAGGAACAGGACAGGTTAAATGTGGACTTTGATGACATTGCTGGAAACTTCTCTCAGTCAACGGTTCAAACTAACCGCATGATGAATGAGACTGTAGGTGGCATGGAAATGCTGTCTTCCAATGCAAATTCTATTATTGAATACATGATTAGGACTTTTGCAGAAACTTGGATTGAGCCGGTTCTCATGCAGATAGTTCGTTTAGAGCAATATTATGAAACAGATGAGGTGGTTTTGAATGTTGCGGCAAATCGTGCAGAAGAAGAATCGCAAACTGAACCGGGCTTCTTTCAAAGGTATGGATCAGATGATGATTACTTGCTTCGACATGAAATGACTGTTGGGGTGAACGTGGGTATGGGCGCAACTGATCCAGTTAGAAAGATTGAAAGACTTCTATTAGGCATCAGGACTATGGGGGAGATAAATCCTGAAATTATTAGTCTTCTCAATCAACCGGAAATTACCAAGGAAGTGTTTGGCGCACTTGGCTATAAGGATTCCAAAAGGTTTATTACCGATCAGCAACCTGCACAACTTGAACAGCTTACTGCACAGGTACAGGAACTCTCTGGTATTGTTCAGCAACTTATGGAGCAAGGAGCATCGAAAGAACTTGATGTTAAAGGGAGAATTCTTACTGCCCAGATTAAGGCGCAAGCAGATGTTGCTTCCGCGAAAGAAAAGGCTCTTGGTCAGGTTATGTCTTCAAGGATTTCAGCAGATCAGAAAGATGGTTCAGAGATGCTTAAACAGCAACTTTCCCTTATTGATTCCCGCATAAAAGCAGAGAAGAATAACATTGCCAAAGGAGAACTACTTCTACAGAAAGAATCTCTCATTCATAAAATGATTATGGATCAGCCCGCTTTGGGAATAGACCCAGAAGGGAAAAAGATGAGTGAGGTAACTATGAACGATGCATACGGTGATATACCGGGGGCTGAAGGTTGAATCACTTAAAAGACGTAGGTGAAAATTATTTCAAGCATGGTCTTACTGCGTTATGGGTTTCAGCTAATTTGTTTTTCCTTTTTGTCGTGTCTTTAATACACGCAATTTTCCCTTTTATTTTTACTAATGAAACGTCCAACGGTATTTTTTCTTTAGCTGAACAAATGGAAGAAAGAAAATCTCAAGGTTTGTTACCAACCAAACCTGAAATCACAGATTAAATGGACGAAGCAGAACTGCTTATGGCTGAAGTCCGATTGGGTCTTCAGACCAAGGAATTTTTGAATTCCCCACTGGGTAAGTATATTTCTGGGCGAGCTATGAAGTCCAAGGAAGAAGCACTTGAGTCTATGATGATTATAGACCCAAACGATACTGAAACCATAAGGGAACTTCAATTCCGAGCTAGGTTGCCTTCTATTGTCTTTATTTGGCTTGACGAGGCTATAAACCAAGCAAAACATGCAGAGGAATCTCTGCAAGAAATACAGGAGTCGTAATGGACGCTATCCCAAAGGACGTGGACGAAGAACTCAAAGAAGATGAAGCATTAGAAGAGAAACTATCCAGACATGAATCTGAAATAGAACGAATTGCCGCTAATGTCCAAGAAGGACATGAAAATTTTGACAATGATATTACCGGCAAAGAAGAAGAACCAACTGTTACCGAAGAGGAATACCATAACCCTCTACTAAGGAAGGATGACGAGTGGTACGTTAATGCCAAGGTAGATGGTAAAGAGGTAGAGGTTCCGTGGAATGAAGTTGTTTCACAGTACCAAAAGAAATCTTCTGGTGACAAGAGACTTCAACAGGCCGCAGAAAAGCAACGAGAGTTGGAGGATTATGAGGCCAAGTTGAATGCATATAGGACTCAATTAGAGTCCCAAACACGCCCGCCATCTACGGACGCGGGTGAATCGCCATCCGACCCGGACGCGACTGACGCTCTTTATGAGCAATACCACGATGCCCTCTTTCAAGGTGATGAAACTAAAGCAAGTAAATTGCTGAAGAAGATTCGCACATCAGAAAAGCCAGCACCTCAAATTGATGTCAAGAATATCATTGAGCGTACAAAGACAGAGATGAGAGAAGAGGAGAAAAAGGCCAGAGAACGGGGTTATGAATCTCGTCGAAAGCAAGCAGTAGAGATGTTCCATAAGGAATTTCCCGAAGTTGCTCAAGACAAATCATTACTCGCTGTTGCTGACCGTCGTTCTGCTGAACTCTACGCAGAGAATCCTACCCGTGATCCTTGGGACATCATGCAAGAATGCGCTACATATGCGCGGGAATGGCTGATGCAGTATGTGGATGAACTGGGCGGAAAATCTAAGGGAGTCACGCGCCAGAAGCGCAAACAGGACATGGATGAGGTTGCGCCTAGGAACGTCAGAGGCCATCTCGGCGAAGACGAGACTCAGCCAACTTATTCCGACATCATATCGGAGATGAAGAAAGAAAGGGGTCAACCCTCTTAATCTCCGCACTTTAACAATCTGTAAAGGAGAAACAGCTAATGGCTGGACAGGTATGGGGAACAAGTTCCCTAGGTGGGTACATGTACTCACTAAACTTATCCAAGGAACTGCGTGTTTCTCTGCGACCGATTGTGAAGTTTCGTCAGTTTGCTGATGTTAAGGATGCCGCGCATCAAGGTCTTAGCAAGGGTGATACATTCCATTGGAATGTGTATTCAACTGTTGCGACCGGTGGTGCGGCATTAGTCGAAAATACGGCGATTGCTGAAACAAATTTCACGATCACGCAGGGGACAATGACTGTTAACGAGTTTGGTAATAGCGTTCCTTTCACCTCCAAGCTGGATGATCTGTCTGAGCATCCTGTCAAGGAGATAATTCACAAAGTCCTGAAGGTGGACGCCGCGCAGGTGTTAGATGGTTTGGTTGCAGATCAAATCGACACATGTAAGTTGCGTGTTGTAGCAGAAACATCAACCTCTGCTGTAACGCTAACTACTGATGGCACTGCAACGCTTACCAATACCATTGCGTTGGGCAAGGATCATATCAAATCTATTGTTGATATTATGAAAGAGAGAAATATTCCATCCTATGAAGGTGACGATTATTTCTGCCTTGCATGGCCTACCACTTTCCGTACCCTAAAGAACAACCTAGAATCGATCAATCAGTATGTCGAAACTGGTTTCCAGATGATCCGTAATGGTGAAACTGGTCGTTACGAAGGCGTACGTTTTGTCGAACAGACGTATCGTGCCAAAGGTGGCTCTGCCACTGGTATGGGTACACCTGCCGGTGCATGGGCAGGAGGATTGTCCGATTGGGCTATTTTCTTTGGTTCTGATACCGTTGCCGAGGCTGTTGCGATTCCTGAAGAGATTCGGGGCAAAATCCCAACGGACTACGGACGTTCGAGAGGTATCGCTTGGTACTACTTAGGTGGTGCTGGTCTTATTCACACTACTGCCGCAGAATCCCGCGTTGTTATGTGGGATTCCAAGGCTTAGAGGAGGCTTATATGGCACAGTCAACTCAAGGTGTGGGCGTAAAATCGGGTCTTTCTGATCAACAGAAGATCACTTCGTCCCTGAAGGATTTGGGTCTTGCCTCTTCTGGCAAGAATCAGGTTCCTATGGGAACTGGTGTTCCTTCTAAAGCCCCTAACGGGACTACGCTAGACCCAAAGCATTAACCACAACAGGGGAAGGGGGCTTCGGCCCCCTTTTTCTTTGGTAAGGAATTATGGCACATAAAAATTTATCGCAGTCGCCACTGCCAGAAATGAAAGAAGTCGATACTTGGCAGGGTGTTGCTGATATTGACAAATCTGATATCGCTTGTCGATACGGTGAAGACAATACGGCGCATCACGTCGAAGGTGATGAGTGGGTAACCGGTGCAGTTGCACCACAGGATATGCATTCCCCTACTCATATGCGTTGGACATGGCCTACCCGCGCTATCCCTATTCGCTTCGGTAGATAATCATGGGTACAGTCACCATCAATGGCATTGAATATATAACTGAAGACGAAAAGCAGCATGGCTTTCACGCTAAAGATTATAAGGTAAGAACTGCTAGAGATGTCCTTCGTGATATGGGTGTCAAGGACAGGGCTGGTAGAACTGCGGATAAAGCTGACTTTGATTACGAACGGGACAAAATAGCAGAAAAAATACTTGGGCCGATGCCCAATTATGATCTTGATAAACCATTCCCCGGTAAAGGTCAGTTTGATGAGTCTAGGGGGTATAACCTGCGTGGTTCTGATGTAAATAACTATAGTTATTACGACAATAATCGCAAAAAGGTTATCAAGTTAGTAGAAGCCAAGACTGATGATGAAGTTGTTACTGACTCAAGGGAAGATGCGAGAACTACTGTTACACCACGTCAGGAGGCGGATACTACTGCTACTGAATCAAGTACGGAAGCGGTTGCTACTGATGAAGTAGTTACTACTGCGGCAGTCGATGAAGCCGTTACTGAGAAGGAGGCTCAAGAAGATAAACCTTTTCACGGAACTCAATTGGCGGAAGATTCAGAAGATAAATCTTCTGATTATAGGATTGTTACCCAGCTTGACAAAGAGTATGAGGATGTTTATTCAGACGATTCAGCCCCTACGCCAAGAGAACAGGAATGGATTGATTATGATGCCAAGGTGAAAGCGTATCTTTCTAACGAAGACGCGGTTTCCGATGTTCGGTTCAGTGAT